TTCGCCGTTCTTTCCGCTCAATGCCCCGTAGGTGAAGCTCTCGATGCAGTTGAGGCAGCCGATGCAGCGCTTGATCTCGTTGGTGCGTCCCTCCTCCGTCTTCTTCACCCAGTAGGGGTCGCAGATAAAGGTGCGGGCGGAGCCGATAAAGTCCTGCACTCCCTCCTCAAGCTGCCGCTCCGCCTGATCGGGAGAGCGCATGAAGTTGGCCGCGCACACAGGGATTTTGACGGTCTCCTTGATCGCCTTTGCCAGATAGGCCCGCCAGCCCGGCTCAAAGGACGTGGGCTCAAGCCAATAATTGTAAGTATCATAGCAGGCGGAGGATACGTTGATCGCGTCAACACCCAGCTCTTCCAGCCGTTTTGCGATCCGCTTTCCTTCCTCCAGATCATAGCCCTTTCCGGGCTTACCGATCCGGTCATACATCTCGTCGGCAGACAGGCGCACCATCAGCGGATAGTCCTTTCCGCAGGCGGCCTTAATGCCGGTAATGATTTCGCTGATAAAGCGCAGGCGGTTATCAAAGCTCCCGCCGTACTCATCCTTGCGGTGATTGGTGTTTGGGGAAAGGAACTGCTGGATCAGATAGCCGTGGGCCGCGTGCAGCTCCACGAGGTCAACGCCTGCCTTTTTGCAGCGGACCGCTGCGTCGATGAAATCCTGAATCGTTCTCTTGACCTCGAACTTTGTCATCGCGCGCATCGGGCTTGGGACATGATAGCTGCGCTCACAAACGGACGGGGCGGCGACCGGCTGGCAGATTCCCTTCTCCTCCAGCGCCATCATCGTAGGCGTCGCCTTGTAGAGCATCTCCATAATTTCCGGCTTTTTCTCCACCAGCGGCAGGATCATCGGAAGGGAATTCACGCTGCTGGCATAGCCCTGACGGCCGGGGTGGTGCAGCTGGATGCCGAGTTTCGCGCCGTGCCTGTGGATTCTCCCCACGAATTCGCGCATCGGCTCGATATGGTAGTCATGGCTCATCGCAAGCTGGGTAAAGGAAGATGTCGCGTACATGTCGTTGACGCGGCAGATCCCCGGGATGATCAGTCCCACGCCACCCTTGGCCCGCTCCTCATAGTAGTCCATGAGCTTTTCCGTGGGCTTGCCGTTGGCCTGACCCATGCTGAACTCGGCGGCGGTCATGACCGTGCGGTTTTTGATTTCCAGATTGCCGATCTTCATCGGCGAGAGAAGCATTGAATAGTCCATTTTTTATTCCTCCCTGTTGTTATCTTCAAGGGTGACCGTGTCCAGCTCGGGTCTTCCGTACTTTCCGGCCAGCAGCAGCTCCCTATGCATTACTTCATCATAGCCATAATCCTTGCGCTCCTCCAGCTCCCGGGCGCAGCCCTTGCAGGTGGCGACGCACAGCTCGCATCCCATGCACTTTTCCTTGTCAAAAATGACCATGCCGTCCTTGATCTTATTTGCGCCGAAGGGGCAGCGCTTCACGCACATTCCGCACTCCTGCGCGCCCAGACATTTGCTTCTGTCGCGCTTGATCACCTCCGGGCCTTTTTCGCAGTTGATCCCCGGCCCGAGGATGCGCGTCCCCTTGACGACCGCGCACACCTCCCTGTCACAGTTGCACATGACAAACGCACCGGACTTTTTGCCGAACATGTAAAGGACATTGTGGACATAGCCCTTTTTGTGCATGTCGGCAAGGATCTCCTTTGCCTCCTCCTTTGTCACAGGATGATGACCGAGCGGCAGGTTCTCATAGATGTCCGCGCCGTAATAGAGTGTGAGATCCTTGATCTCCGGCTCTGTCACGCCCTCCGGATACTTCTTGAGCGCCACCTCGCAGATACAGGGGCCTGCGGAAACGTGCGCACCTGCGCCGACTTCTACTGTATAGACAAAGTCTATGACGTTTTCGGCAGCCTTTTGGCTTAGGATAATGCCATGCGGGAGAGTAGTTGCCGGTCTTGGAGGTGTTCTCCATTTTAGCCATCAGCTTTTTATAAAACTCCCGCTTCTCCTCCGTCGTCGCTCCCTCATAGCCGCGCATCAAGACATCGCCGGTCTTCAGGATGGTCGGCTCACTCGCCCCGTAGGCATAGTGCATAATGTACTGGGCGAGGGAAACGGGTTTTGCTTTTTCTCCCTTCCCCTGAAAGGACACGGTCTTTCCTTTCTTGTAGTTCAGCAGTGCCACTTCTCTTTTTCCTCCTTGATTTGTTAATTAAATGTCTAAGCTGTTTTCATTTTAGATTATCGCCGAAAAATGTCAATATCGGCGAAAAGCATTCTAAAATTGTCACAAAAACCATGTATGTGTTTTGCATACGAAGAAGCCAAATGTCAATAGTAAAACCCGAATTTCTTTGAAAAATTTTTTATAGTCTTTATAGGCTTGCAAGGAACACGTTGAAAAGTTCCGCAGAGGTGTGCCAGTCCAGGATTAACCGTGGGTAATTATTTATCCAGTCCTGGACCCGGCGCACCTCTTTTTGTGTTACCTTACGGAAGTCCGTGCCCTTGGGGAAAAACCACCGGATAAGCTGGTTCTGCTTCTCGTTGCTGCCGCGCTCTCCGGGGGACCTGGGGTGGCAGTAGTAGACGTGGGTGCGCTTCTCTCCGGGCAGCAGACAGGAGCGCTCCATGCCCTTGCAATCGGCAAATTCGCTCCCGTTGTCCACGGTGATGCTCTTGAACACCTGGCGGAACATAGCGGTCCCCATGCGGCGCTCCAGTCGGTCCAGAACGCCCACGACGCTGGCGGCGGTGTCGTCGTGCATCTTGCGGATGATCTCGTCCCGCGTCACGCGTCCGGTGAGGACGCACAGGGCGGCCTTGGTGCCCTTCTTACCCACTACGCTGTCCATCTCCCAATGGCCCGGTTCCTCCCGGTTATTGATGTGCTCCGGGCGATGCTCGATGCTGTCCCCTCTGGGGGCTTTCGCTGCTTTCACGCGGTTGTAGGTCCGCTTCTGGTCACTCTTGTAGCGCAGCTCCTTGTTGGTCAGGGGCCACAAGTCCCCGTTCTCGATGTACTTATACACAGTCTGACGACATAATGTACAGGAGAAGGTGGTCTCCGGCGTTTTGCCCAGCATGGAGCAGGCAGCGGACGGGGAATACCCCTCGGAGATGGTTTTGACCAGCCACCGGGCCAGCCGGTGGTCTTTGCCTATTTTCAGAGGCTTTTCCATGTTCTTCTTGCGGTCCAGGTGGTAGTCCTTGGCGACATCGGCGGAGTAGGAGATATAGGTGGTCAGGTCGCTGCGTTTCAGCTCCACCGCGCCCCTCCGGCACTCGTCGTAGACCGTGCTGTGATGCACGCCCAGATAGCGGGCGATCTGCGGCTTGCTGTACCCCTCGCGGAGCATTTTTTCAATGGTCAATCTGTCGTTCCAGGTCAAGTGTGCGCCCTTATATCTCGGCATAGGAAAACCTCCATTTGCAATACTTTTGCATAACATTTGTATATCTTTAGCACACTTTTTTCGGCCATGTCAATAGCCCCGGAAGATGCAAAAATCCCCCTACTATCCGTAGGGGGATTTCAAAATTTTTTTATTCTTTTCCGGTCAGCCAGTCCATCGTCACGCCCAGGACATCGGCAAAGATCATCAGCTCGTAGTCCGTCACGAAGCGGTCCCCGGTCTCTATCTTGCTGATGGCCTCCCGCTCGATGAACACGCCCTTGACCTGCATCCTCGCAGCGAGGTCCGCCTGGGAGATGCGTTTGGTCGCCCGCACCTGGTGGATGCGGTCGCCGGAGATATTCTTTTGTCCCTCAAAATCGTAAATCTTCACACGCAGCCCCTCCTTGGCACCTTGACAGTACCACGGAAAAGGGCTATCTTTGTAATAAAGATTTACAACCTTTATCGTTTTGGTACAAAAAGTGGGAATATCTCACTTCACGTCCGGCAGCTTCTCCAGCATACCGGCGGCCTCCAGCAGATTGTAGATGATCTGGGCCGTGGCCTCGCGGGTGATGGGCTTCTGCCATCCGTAGTTGCCCGCACCGTCTCCGGCGAAGATACCCTTGCGCTTGCAGTAGTCGGTGGCCTCCTTGGCCCAGGCGGAGGGGTTGTCCCCGGTGTCGGCGCAGCTCGTGAGCTGTTTGGTGTCCATAGTTTCTTCATCCTTTCCGGCCTTTGCGGCCTCCAGTCTTTTGTTGACTTCTGCGGCGATCTGGCCGTGGCGGCTGTAAAGCCAGTCACCAGGGCAGGCTTTCGCCGCAAACCAGCGGTGGACGGTCATGTTCTGCTGGTCTACCTGACCTACGAGGTTTTTATCTCCCTTCCAAAGCAGCCTGGGGATGCCGTTGCGTTGGCAGATGTCCACCAGCAGGTCAATGAGGGACTTGTAGGCCGCGTCGGAGACCGGCCACGGGTCCTTGGCAACGGTGTTCGCCACCTCGATGGTGACGGCCCGGTTGTCGTTGCTGGAGGAGGAGGTACACCACGAACGGTTGGCCTCGTCCACATACAGGCCGATGCGCCCGTCGCTGCCGATGCCGTAGTTGCTGCTGGCCTGGCGTTCCTTGTTCTGGAACAGTTCGCCGCAGCGCTCCACGGACAGGTTCCCGGCCATACAGTGGATGGAGATGGTGTCGATGGCGTGCTTGCGCTTGCCGGAATGGTTGGGGGACAGCTTGGTGTAGCTGACCAGCGGGCTGTTACTCATTGCCCGCACCTTCTTTCAGAACGCCGTGGTTGAGTTCGTAGACGGCGGCCTCAATGAGCGCGTCGATGCGGTCCTCGTCCAGAGTGATGCCGTGCTCCGCCAGCCAGTTGAGGACATAGGCTTTCTTCTCCTCGCCGCGCCCGCTGCCACGGTAGATTTGCTCCGCCGCCGTCACAGCGATTTTCACCCAGGCATTGATCTCCGCCTGCTGCTGGGCCGTGGTCCGGCTCTTGATATAGGGGATGACCACGGCGGTGATGACGGCAGCCACAAGGGCAGCCGCCGCTTCAATGATTGTCGTAATATCCATGATGTGCTCCTTCCTTTACTCCACGATTTCCCAGTCGTCGGCCAGCATATCCGCCTGGCTTGCAAGCCATCCCATTTGCACGCCGGAAGTGCCGCAGAATGCGATAGCCTTGTTCCCAATGGCCGCGTGCTCGGCATTGACGATTGTGCCAGCCGGGGACGTGTAACTGATGGCAGAGGCCAGCTCAATGTGCTGGTTCTTTCCGTTCCAGCCCGCCCGTCTGCACTTCTTCCCCTTCTTCATGGCCTCGATAGCCAGCCCGAAGTTCATACTGTCGATGGGGCGGTACGCCGCCTCGAACACGGCCTTGGGGCTGAAACTCTCGTAGCCGTCCGGGTAGCGGACCTTATAGCCATCCTCCACGGGGTCCATGCTCTTGGGGGTGGGCTGGCCCTCCTCGTAGACCCTGCCGCCCTTGCGAATGGCGGGGACCGCCTCAATGAT